ACAAAAAGAACCAAAAGCAGACCAATGGGAAGTAATTGAATTCCCGGCAATCTTGCCAAGCGGGAAACCGGTGTGGCCGGGTTATTGGAAACTAGAAGAACTTGAAGCAGTGAAAGCATCCGTAAGTATACTAAAATGGAACGCACAATACCAGCAAAATCCCACAGCTGCAGAAGGTTCTATTGTTAAACGTGAGTGGTGGCAAGTGTGGGATAAAGACGAATTACCAACTTTGCACCATGTAATACAAAGTTACGATACGGCGTTTATGAAAAAAGAAACCGCAGATTATAGTGCTATTACTACCTGGGGCGTATTTTACCCAAGCGAGGACAGCGGACCGGCGTTAATCTTGGTAGACATGGTAAAAGATAGATATGAGTTTCCGGAGTTAAGACGGGTAGCTAAAGAACAATATGACTATTGGAAACCCGAAACGGTGATCGTGGAGGCCAAAGCTTCCGGGCTACCGTTAACGTACGAATTACGTAAATTAGGCATACCAGTTATTAACTTTACACCAAGCCGTGGAAATGATAAACATACTAGGATAAACTCTGTATCACCATTGTTTGAGGCTGGCCAGATATGGGCACCTGATACAAGTTGGGCAGAGGAAGTGATTGAGGAATGCGCTGCATTTCCATTAGGTGAACATGATGACTTAGTGGATAGTATGACTCAAGCAGTAATGAGATTTAGACAAGGCGGTTTTGTGGAACATCCGGAAGATTACGAAGATGAGCCCTTACCAGAAACAAAAAGGACGTATTATTAATGTCAAAGTCAAAAGTAATAAAAGGCTTACTATCTTTATTCAAACAAAAGACTTCTAAGAATAAAGCTAAAAGAATTATTGAAAGTGAAATGCCCGGCGATGAGTTTTTTGGTAAACAACCCGTAGCTGCTGATGATCCTTTTAAATCTTTAGATGAATTTTATAAAAAAGAAACTGGCGTAGATTATGCAACGTCTGACGCAATTAAAGATTCACGTAAAGTTTTTGATGCTCAACAAAAAAACTTTAATCCATTACAAGAAGAATTAGATAAGATGTTGGCATTAGAAAAATCTAACTTAAATGAAAGCTTAAACAAATTAAAAATTCAATCTGCAGAAATGGAAGAGATGACTAAAGTGCTAGATGAATTTAATCGTATTGCTGATGAAGATGGTATCGAAGAGGCTTTAAAAGCTATGGAAGGTTTACTCAATCCAAAACGAACGTTGAACGCGAACGGTGGTAGAGTTGGCATGTTAACCGGTGGCTTAGCCAAAGGTATTATGCAAGCAGTCAAGCAAGCACAAAAAGGTTTTAAACCCTTTGGTGAAAAACAAACTTACAAACAAAATTTACAAAACTTAGGTTTAGCTAATGAACAAGCTTTAGTAAGTAACTTTGCTAATAAGTTAGATAAAATTATGAAAACTAAACAAAGTCAAATACCGGAAGAAGATTTATTTGATTTATTTGAAAACATTGCAACCGGTAAACAATACGATATGGTATCAACGCCTATAAAAAAAGATATGCTTGGAGCAGTAATGCAAGCTATGCGTACACGTAATGTTGATGGTGGTGATTTTCAAAATTTCATAGCTGACATAGCACCAAGAGCTAGGCGAGATGTTTTCCCTAACGACATACAAAGTTTAATAAAAGAAATCGATGCAGGTAATGCTTTCAGCGAACAATTAACTGGTAGAGCTAGTAGTAAAGTTATACCATTTAAACCAAAGATAAAAAAAGCAGACGGTGGTATGGTTCTTAATGATATTCTTCGTTCAAACGCTTCTAGCGAAGAAGGTTTTAAAAAGTTTTTACAAGAACTAGGACAACGTAAAAGAGAAGAATCACTTGTAAGACTACAAAAAGAGAAGGATGCAAACCAAGAGCCTTCAGACGCAGATAAATTAGCAATGCTATTAGCAGAAGAAGATATGCAACCAGAGACTCCTGATTTTGTTTCAAAAATATTTCCACCAAAAAAGAAAAAACGTGTTGGTGTAGAGGGTGAAATAAAAGAAGATTTTGCAAGAATTAATTATGGTAAACCAGTTGGGGAAGATATGTTTATACAAGGTGGTGTACAATATCCTTATGACGCAGATCCGTTATTAGAGCTTATATTAAACAAAAGATTAGACGATGATTTGTTTTTAAATGCTAGCGCTCGTAAAATTAAAGATCAAGATCCATTTTTTGGTGTTGAAGTACAAAAAACATTTAACCAAGGTGGTTTAGTACCACCAGAAAAAGGCCCGGTGTCCAATGGCATGGGAAGTTTATTTAGGAGAAAATAATGGCTATAGAAACAGATATAATGCAAAGTAAAATGCCGACAGATGTTTTACCGGAAGACGTAGAACTAGAAGCTCAAGACATGAATCCATCAGAAGATACGAATATTGAAATGATGGAAGATGGTGGTGCGGAAATAGATTTTGACCCACAAGCAGAAGCGATGCAGGGTGCAGAAAAGCACGATGCTAACCTAGTAGACTTTTTAGAAGATAGCACTGTAGCAGAAATATCTAGTGAGCTATTAGCTGAATTTGATGAATGTGATTCTTCACGTGAAGAATGGGAAAGAACTTACAAACAAGGTTTAGAATTATTAGGTTTTAAATACGAAGATAGAAACGAACCTTTCCAAGGTGCCTCAGGTGCAACGCACCCAGTACTAGCAGAAGCGGTTACCCAGTTTCAAGCTTTAGCATACAAAGAATTATTACCTGCAGGTGGACCAGTTAGAACTCAAGTTATGGGTTTAGAAACTTCTGAAAAAGTTGCACAAGCAGCTAGAGTTAAAGACTTTATGAATTACCAGTTAATGGTTAACATGAAAGAATACGAACCTGAGTTTGATCAAATGTTATTTAACCTACCACTATCAGGTTCTACATTTAAAAAAATCTATTACGATGCAATCTTACAGCGTAGTGTATCTAAATTTGTACCGGCAGAAGATTTGTATGTACCGTACACAGCAACATCATTAGATGATACTGAAACTATTATTCACCGTGTTAAGATGACCTACAATGAAATTTTAACTCACCAACTTGCTGGTATTTATAGTGCTGAAGCAACCATAAGTGATACTGGTAGTTACTCACCAAGTGAAGTTCAAGAAGGTAAAAATAAACTTGATGGTACTGAACCAAATAAAAATGATATTTATTCTATTTTAGAATGTCATGTTAATCTAGAAATAGAAGGCTTTGAGGATATTAATCCTGAAACTGAAGAATCAACTGGTATGAAGTTTCCTTACATTGTAACTTTGGAAGAAGACACTGGTGAAGTTTTAGCTATTAAACGAAATTGGAAAGCCAACGACCAATTAAAAAAACGTCAAGATTATTTTGTACACTTTAAATTTTTACCAGGACTAGGCTTCTATGGATTTGGGTTAATTCATATGATCGGCGGACTTTCTAGAACCGCCACAGCCGCTCTAAGACAACTCTTAGACGCCGGCACCTTGTCTAATTTACCAGCCGGATTCAAGATGCGTGGCATCAGAGTTCGCGATGAAGCTCAACCGTTGCAGCCGGGCGAGTTTCGTGATGTAGATGCCCCTGGTGGAAACCTTAGAGACGCGTTTATGCCATTACCGTTTAAAGGACCAGATGCAACCTTATTACAACTAATGGGTGCAGTGGTCGAGGCCGGTCAACGCTTCGCGAGCATAGCAGATATGCAAGTAGGTGATGGTAACCAAGGTGCAGCAGTCGGTACAACCGTCGCGCTCTTGGAACGCGGATCGCGGGTTATGTCTGCTATTCACAAACGTTTATATGCCGCAATGAAATGTGAGTTTATGTTATTGTCAGAAAACTTTGTAACGTACATGCCAGCTATGTATCCGTACGATGTAGTAGGTGGTCAGAATCAAATATTTAAAGAAGACTTTAGTCCTAAGATAGATATTATACCAGTGGCTGATCCAAACATTTTTTCACAAACACAACGTATTAGTATTGCACAATCAGAAATGCAAATTGCTATGACTAATCCACAGATGCATAATATTTACCATGCATACCGACATATGTATGAAGCACTTGGAGTTAAAGATATTGATCAATTATTACCACCGCCACCAAAACCAACGGCGTTAGACCCAGCAAGTGAAAATATATTGGCCTTAAATGGTAAAAAGTTTCAAGCTTTTCCAAAACAAGACCACCAATCACACATGAAAACTCATTTAAGGTTTATGGGCACTACGGTTATTAGGAATAATCCGGCGGCTATGGGTATGTTGCAACAAAATTGTATGGAACACATACTTTTGATGGCAACTGAGCAAGTAGAAATGGAATTTGCTGAACAAAAACAGCAAATGGAACAAATTATGCAACAAGTAAAGCCTATGATTGAACAAGCACAACAAAATCCGCAAATGCAACAACAATTACAGCAAGATCCGCAAATGCAACAAATACAACAACAAGAAACTAACTTACAAATGCAAATGGAAGCTAGAAAAGCACAATTAATTGCAGAATTTAGTGATGACTTTGCAGAAGCAGAAAAAGAAGTCTTGAATCAAGTTGAAAATGATCCATTATTGAAACTAAAAGATCGTGAACTAGACTTAAAAGCACGTGAAGAACAGGCTCGACAAGAAGAAGCAGAAGAGAAGATTAATCTTGAAAGAGCTAAAATGATGCAGTCTAGAGAACTAGCTGAGGACAAACTGGAACAAAATGACGAACACCAGAAACTTAGAGCTAGCGTATCACTAGCAAAAGATGGTATAAAGAATATGCAAGCAACAATTAAATCAGGTAATTAATTATGGCGTCAATAGGGGAAATGTTAGCAATGATGCAAGGCGGTCAAGACCGTACTGGCTTTGCTGATATGGCAGATCAATATGCTTACGAACAACCAGACAATAGATTAGCTGCATTAAAAAAAGCTATGGAAGAAGGTCAAGGCGGTGGCGAAGAATCTGGCGAAGAATCTGGT